CGATTGCTCGTGGTGAAGTTCCACGTTGGGATAGTGATAAGGGTGGTTATGTTTATGGAAATGACGAACAAAATACCGAATCTTTCGGTGGTGGAAAAGCGGCAGTTCCTTACAGTGACCCACAGGCTAACTCAGAACCTGACGAAGACCTACCATTCTAATATTAATGAGCATGGACACTTACATAGACATAGTGTTCATGCTCTTCTTTTTAAATAAAAAACACAAATAGATAATGAAAATTAGACAATTAATGTACGAATCCCTCACCAAGAAGTATGAAAGTGAGATTGCCGAATCAGAAGCAACTCTGATGGTGTATATGGAAAATGCTGTTGGTATTGGAGAACATCCCCAACATTTGGAAGAGATGGATAAGTTTGTTGAAAAACTTGCAAACGCAAAAGATAAGTTAGAAACTCTAAAAGAATTCTACAGATACAATTATGGCAATTAAAAAAAATGACTTCAATTCGCTGAAGAAGAAGTTCTCAACTTCAGCAAAATACAAACCACAACGTTTTTTTGATTGTGGTTCTGATTTCTTAGATGCGGTTGGTTTACCGGGTCCGGCTATTGGACATATCAATATGTTCTTGGGTCACTCAGATACTGGTAAGACAACTGCAATGATTAAGACAGCGGTTGATGCTCAGAAAAAAGAAATTCTACCTGTGTTCATTATTACTGAACAGAAGTGGAGTTTTGAGCACTCGCGGTTGATGGGACTGCAGTGTGAAGAAGTTGTTGATTCAGAGACAGGAGAATTAGATTGGGACGGATTCTTCATCTTTAACAACAACTTTGACTATATTGAACAGATTACGGATTACATTAATGAATTGTTGGACGCACAAGAAAAAGGTGAGTTGGATTATTCATTGTGTTTTCTATGGGATTCTGTTGGTTCTGTACCATGTAAAATGACATATGACGGTAAAGGTGGTAAACAACACAATGCCTCAGTATTGTCAGATAAAATTGGTATGGGTATTAACCAACGTATCTCAGGTTCAAGAAAGGCTGATTCTAAATTTGAGAATACCCTAATCATTGTGAATCAACCTTGGGTTGAACTTCCTGATAATCCATTCGGTCAGCCTAAAATTAAGGCTAAAGGTGGTGAATCAGTTTGGCTTAACTCATCATTGGTCTTTTTGTTTGGTAATCAAAAAGGTGCTGGCACTACAAAGATTACTGCGACAAAAGACAAGCGAACTGTGAAGTTTGCAACTCGTACCAAAATCTCCGTAATGAAAAACCACATTAATGGTTTGGGTTATGAAGATGGTAAGATTATTGTCACCCCCCATGGTTTCTTGGCAGGTAAGGACACTACTGAAGAGAAGGCGTCCATTGAAACTTACAAGAAAGAGTACTCTGATTATTGGAAACAAATAATCGGGTCGGACGGTGATTTTGTGTTGAAGGAAGAAAAGGAACCAACCGAATAAACGTAACCTTTGTGAAAACCCTACTAGTTGATGGAGATAATCTATTCAAAATCGGATTCCATGGAGTCAAAGACTTTTTTGTGGAAGGCGAGCACATCGGAGGGGTATTTCACTTCCTCAACACCATTCGTCGCCAATTGGAAGATAACGAGTTTGACAAAGTTATCGTCTTTTGGGACGGCAAAAACAACTCACGGGCAAGACGTGAGTTATATCCTGACTACAAATTAAACCGAAGAAATGATATGACCGAGTCTAAACTTGAGTCATATCACTTTCAGAAATCAAGGGTGAAACAATACCTTGAGGAGTCTTTTGTTCGTCAGGTTGAAATGGAAGAAAACGAGTCTGATGACTTAATTGCCTATTATTGTTCAATTGCTAATGATGAAGATAAGGTAGTTTTTTCATCAGACCGTGACCTTCTACAAATCATTTCGGAGAGTACTTCCATTTACTCTCCAATCAAGAAAATCAGTTATAATTTTGGTGATAAGATAAAGTTTGGTGAGTCCCATATTCCTCATCAAAATGTCTTTATTACAAAAGTTTTTTTGGGTGACAAGTCTGACAATATTTTTGGTATTGATAGACTTGGTGAAAAGACTTTTATCAAATTTTTTCCTGAGGTCCTTGATAAATTGGTAACAATTGATGATATTTTGGATAAGACAAATATTTTAATTTCCGAAAATAGAAAAGAAGTTGTACTACAAAATATTAAAAATGGAAAAACAAAAAAAGGAGAATTTGGTTCTGATTTCTATGAAATCAATTCACGAATTGTGGACCTTAAAAATCCCATCATCTCTGAGGAAGCAAAAGAGATTGTCACCCTCTACTATTCAGAAACATTAGACCCTGAAGGAAGGGATAATAAAAACTTAATCCGTCTTATGATGGAGGATGGTTTTTTCAAATACCTTCCAAAAGACGATGATGCCTTTGTTAATTTTATGAAACCTTTTACAAAACTCACAAGAAAAGAAAAACGCAAATACAAACAATCAAACATTTAAATTATGAAAGAAGAAGCAATTGTTAAAATGGAGTTCCTCCTGACTTTGAACAACAACATCGTGGTTCAACGTTTCTACAATGTCAAGAACTACAACCCTTCAGCCCGCAGGTCTGTTGAGTTGACTGATTTTCTTAAACACATTGAGGAAGTGTTGTCAAACGATTTGAAGATGAAAACGGTTATGTATCTGATGGACAACCAAGATGCCATCTTTGATGACCCAGACATCCTTAACACATCAAACACAGAGGGTCCTGAGTACTTTAATTTGTATGTCAAAATTTCCGATGAAATTATTTTACATAGAATTTTTGACGCCAAATTATACCCACCAAAAGTAAGATATACGGTTGATGTACGTCCCAGCCTCAAAAACATTTTGAAAGGTTTGACTGACATTTTTTCAGGTGAAAATTTAACTCATACCTACATGAGTTATGACCTAAGTCGGTAATATTTAATTGATACACGCGGCTCTATGACGAAGAATTTTGACTATCTCGGAAACACATTTCAAATACAATTACTCAACCAAATTATAGTAGATAAAGAGTTCGCACAATCCATTATTGATGTATTAGAACCCAGTTATTTTGACAACAAATACTTCAAGTTGATTATACAAATGGTAAGAGAGTATTACCAAAAGTATCAATCCACACCTGGTTTTGAAACCTTGGAGCAAATTGCCAAGGCAGAAATATCAGTTGAACTAGCATTGAAGATTGTGTTGGACACTTTAAAACAAGTACAAGACGCGCCATTTGAAGGGAGTGTCTTTGTTCAAGAAAAGGCATTGAAATTCTGTAAACAACAGGAACTTCAAAAGGTCATGAACAAAGCGCAAAAAATCATTGACCAAGGTGATTTTGAATCTTACGATACCGTTGAAGGTTTGGTAAGAAACGCCCTTCAAGTGGGTATCCGTGAAGGCGGTGTTACAGACATCTTTTCAGGGTTAGATGAAGTTCTTAATGATGACTTTAGACATCCGATTCCTATGGGAATCGCAGGAATTGACAGACTTATGAAAGGTGGTTTGGCAAAAGGAGAAATTGGTGTTATCTTAGCGCCAACAGGAGTAGGTAAAACAACCGTGTTGACAAAGATAGCAAATAGCGCCTTTAACTTGGGTTATAATGTTCTTCAAATATTTTTTGAAGACAATCCAAAAATTATTCAAAGAAAACACTTCACAATTTGGACAGGTATTGAACCCGACAAATTGGCGTTAGAGAAGGATTTGGTGATGGATAAAGTTGAGGAAATCAAAAATACGATGCCCAACAAACTTATCTTGAAAAAGTTACCATCCGATACTGTTACAATGAATGAGATTAAAAACCAAATCAGAAAAATGGTTGCCGATGGTACCCCTATTGATATGGTTACTTTGGATTACATTGATTGTGTTGTTCCTGAGAACACTAGAAATGATGAATGGAAAGCTGAAGGTTCAGTTATGAGACACTTTGAGGCAATGTGCCACGAAATGAATCTTGTAGGTTGGACCGCAACTCAAGGTAACCGTTCATCAATCTCATCTGAAGTTGTAACTACCGACCAAATGGGGGGTTCAATCAAGAAGGCTCAGGTTGGACACGTGATTATCTCAGTTGCAAAAACTCTCCAACAAAAAGAGATGAAATTGGCAACAATTGCGATTACAAAATCACGTATTGGTTCAGATGGTATCGTGTTTGAAAACTGTAAGTTTGATAACGAACTTATTGAGATTGACACAGAATCGTCAACAACATTCTTAGGATTTGAAGAACAACAAGAAGAGAAACAGAAAAACCGAGTTAAAGAACTTCTTGAGAAAAGAAAACAAAGAGAACAACAGCAACAACCTAGCTGAGTTCAATCAATTAATAATTACTAAAATCAAAAATTATAAAAATAACAGGTATGGACAATTCAACTGAATTAACTCAAATTGACACACAATATGTCATTAAAAGAAGTGGTGATAAAGTACCATTTGAATCTGAGAAAATTAAAAGGGCGATTATGATGGCTATGAAAGGAATCAACAAAGTTGATGAAGAAATTGCTGACAAAATTGCTAGATTAACTAAGAAGAGTATCTTCAGAAGTGATAAAAATCGTATTCCCCATGTTGATGAAATTCACGATATGGTTGAGAATAAATTGATGGACAATGGATTAAATGATGTGGCTAAAGAATACATTATTTATCGTTCTAAACACAGACCAAATATCTTCTTAAAGAGAGTTAATCTAAAACCTTATGAGTATCCTGATTTGGTGGAATATGTTGACGCTATTCGTCACTCTTATTGGGTTCACACTGAGTTTAATTTCACATCTGATATCCAAGATTTTAAAGTTCATTTGAACGAAAAAGAAAAATCTGCGGTACAAAGAGCGATGTTGGCGATTTCACAAATTGAGGTTGCGGTTAAAACATTTTGGGGTGATATCTATAAAAAATTACCTAAACCTGAGATTGGTAATGTCGGTGCAACATTTGCAGAGTCTGAAGTAAGACACGCAGATGCTTACTCACATTTAATTCAATTATTGGGACTTAACCGAGAATTTGAAAATCTTTTAGAAGTTCCTGCTATCCGTAGAAGAATTAAGTACTTGGAGAAATCTATCTCAAATACTAAGGCAATTGAGAATCAAGATTATTTTGAATCTGTGGTTTTATTTTCTATGTTTGTAGAAAATGTATCACTATTCTCACAATTCTTGGTTATCATGTCATTCAACAAACACAAAAACATGTTGAAGGGTATTAGTAATGCTGTTGAAGCAACTTCAAAAGAAGAGAAGATTCACGCAGAATTTGGTTTTGATTTAGTTAATTTAATTAAGAAAGAAAACCCTTCTTGGTGGACTGAAGAATTGGTTCAAGATTTAATTAATTCTACGGTTGAAGCTTTTGAAGCTGAGTCCGAAATTGTTGATTGGATTTTTGAAAATGGTGATTTGGACTTTTTGACTAAAGAACAGACTATGGAGTTTATTAAACATCGTTTTAACCTATCATTGAATTCTATTGGAATTGATGATGTGTTTACTGTGAATACGAAAGTTTTGGAAACTACCGAATGGTTTGATGATGAGATTCTAACAACAAAACATACTGACTTCTTTAATAAGCGTAGTATCAACTATAGTAAAAAATCTAAGTCAATTACTTTGAACGATTTATTTTAATTTAAAAAACTGTAAATAATAATATGGAAAATAGAAAACCTTTTGATTGGATTAACGACGAGTCAATAACATTCCTTCGTAGAGGATATCTCAGTGAAGGTGAAGAACCAATTGAGAGAATTAAAACAATTGCTGAACACGCTGAAAAACTATTAGGTATTGATGGGTTCGCAGAAAAATTTTACGACTATATGGGTAAAGGATGGTATTCACTATCTTCACCCGTTTGGGCAAACTTTGGTAAAAAACGAGGACTACCTGTTAGTTGTTTTGGTTCTAATGTTGGTGACAATATTGAATCAATTTTATACACTCAGGCAGAAGTTGGTGAGATGAGTAAGATGGGTGGCGGTACCTCAGGTTATTTTGGTAATCTTAGAGGTCGTGGTGCTGAAATTACTGATAACGGACATGCACCAGGAGCAGTTCACTTCATGAACTTGTTCCAAAGTGTTGTTGATAACATCTCTCAAGGTTCAACACGTAGAGGTAGATTCTCACCTTATCTACCATTAGAACACCCTGACATCATGGAGTTCTTGGAAATTGGTACCGAAGGTTTCCCAATTCAAGATTTGACACACGCAGTTACCGTAACGGATGAGTTTATGGAGGCGATGGTTAATGGTGATAAAGAGAAGAGAGCTATTTGGGCTAAAGTAATTCAACGTAGAGGTGAAATTGGATATCCTTATATCATGTTTACTGATACTATGAACAATAAGGCTCCTGAAGTTTACAAAGATAAAGATATGAAGATTTACAACTCAAATCTTTGTTCTGAAATTGCTCTTCATAACTCTGAGGAAGAATCATTCGTTTGTGTTTTATCATCAATGAATCTTTTACACTATGACGAATGGAAAGACACTGACGCAGTTGAAATCATGGTATATTTCTTGGATGCTGTGGTTAGTGAGTTTATCACCAAAATTGATAGTCTAAGACATAATGGTACTTTAGAAGGTCAAAGAGCATTCTTCTATCTTGAGAAAGCTTATAATTTCGCAGTAAGACAAAGAGCTTTGGGTCTTGGTGTTTTGGGTTGGCACTCATTACTTCAGTCTAAAGGTCTTCCATTTGATAGTCGTGAAACTGCAAGATTGAATGTTGAAGTCTTTAAACTTATTAAAGACAAGTCATATAAAGCATCTGCAGAACTTGCGGAAATGTTCGGTGAACCTGAAACTCTTAAGGGTTATGGTAGAAGAAATGTTACTTTAAATGCTATTGCACCAACAACTTCATCGGCATTTATTCTTGGTCAGGTTTCACAGTCAATTGAACCTATTTGGTCTAACTGTTATGTTAAAGACGTTGCAAAACTTAAAGTAACCATTAAGAATCCTGTTTTGAAAAAATTGTTATCTGAACTTGGAAAAGACAATAAGTCTACTTGGGATAGTATCAAAAAACAAGACGGTTCAGTTCAACATTTGGAATTCCTAACTGAAGAACAAAAACAAGTTTTTAGAACTTTTGCTGAAATTAACCAAGCATCCATTATCAACCAAGCAGCGGTAAGACAAGATTATATTGACCAAGCTCAGTCTTTGAATCTTATGGTTTCACCTGACTTACCAACAAAAGATGTAAACAAACTTTTGATAGACGCATGGCAATTGGGTGTTAAGACATTGTATTACCAACATTCAATGAACTCAGCACAGGCTTTCGCAAGAAAGAAGTTGAATTTAAATGACCTACAATGTGTGGCTTGTGAGGCATAAAGGTCAAAAAACATAGTTAATGAATGAAAAACCCAGCATTAGTATGTTGGGTTTTTTCATTTCTTATAAAAAAAATGAAGGTATATTTATAGGATATGGCAGAAGGAATTACATATGGTTTAGAATTTCCATTTGTTGACTCAACTCAAGGAGACTATTTGGCTCTTACGGAAACGCAGTATCAACAAATAAGAAGTGATTTACTTCACCTATTATTGACTAGAAAAGGTAGTAGATATTTTTTACCTGATTTTGGTACAAGACTTTATGAATACATCTTTGAACCATATGACGGTTTGACATTTGATGCGATTGAAGCGGATATTAGGGATTCTGTACAAAGATTTATGCCAAACTTGTTATTAAATAAGATAACCATAGAACCGGCCGACCCATTAGAAGAAGTACCATTGGCGAAAGGTACTCAAATTCCTGGTACTGCAAGAGACTACGTTTATAGAGTACCGGGAAAAGGTACTTCCGAATATACTGCAAAGGTTAGGATTGACTATACCGTAGATAATTTAGCCTTTGCTCAAAGTGATTTCGTCATTATCAATATTTAACATAGATGGCTAACAATAGAATTTCATACACAGTTAGAGATTATGAGGGTATACGTGTAGAGTTACAAAACTACGTTCGTACTTACTACCCTGAATTAATCCAAGATTTCAACGACGCTTCAGTTTTCTCGGTATTCTTGGATTTGAACGCTGCGGTTGCGGACAATTTACATTACCACATTGACAGAAGTATCCAAGAAACTGTATTACAATATGCACAACAAAGGTCATCAATCTACAACATTGCCAGAACTTATGGATTAAAAATACCAGGACAAAGACCTTCAGTATCTTTAGTTGATTTCTCAATTACAGTACCGGCTTTTGGTGACAAAGAAGATGAAAGGTACTTGGGTATTTTAAACAGAGGTTCACAGATATTTGGAGCGGGTATAGTTTTTGAAAACCAATATGACATTGATTTTTCATCACCATACAATTATGCCGGTTTCCCAAACAGATTAAAAATACCTAACTTTGATGCCGCTGGTAATTTAGTTAACTATACCATTACAAAACGAGAATTGGTTGTTAATGGTATTACTAAAGTGTTTAAAAGAGTTATAACTCCTGCCGACGTTAAACCATTCTTTGAAATGTTTTTACCTGATAAAAACGTATTAGGTATTACAAGTGTATTATTAAAGAACGGTACCAATTATACAAACGTACCAACATCTGCGGAATTCTTGGGTGTTGAAAATAGATGGTTTGAAGTGGATGCTTTAGCTGAGGACAGAATCTTTATTGAAGACCCAACAAAAGTATCAGACCAACCCGGTGTAAAAGTTGGTAGATATATTCAAACTAACAACCGTTTTATTTCAGAATTTACACCTGAAGGTTTTAGTAAAATGACTTTTGGTGGTGGTACAACATCTGCTCAGGACCAACTTAATATTTTCACAAATCTTGGGTTTCCAATCACATTACAAAATATAACTAACAATTTCTCGTTAGGTTCAACATTAACATCAAACGCAACATTATTTGTTCAATATAGAGTTGGTGGTGGTTTAGCAACAAACTTAGGTACCAACGTAATTAATCAAGTTGGAACGGTATCATTCTTTGTTAATGGTCCTTCACAAACAATTAATAGTTCGGTAATAAATTCACTAAGATGTACAAACGTAACGGCAGCTATTGGTGGAGCAAACTCACCAAATGTTGAAGAAGTAAGAAACTACGTAACATTTAACTTTGCTGCTCAGAATCGTGCAGTTACTGTTAATGATTATGATTCATTACTTAGAAACATGCCAGCCGAGTTCGGTGCACCGGCTAAAGTTGCCATCACAGAAAATAACAACAAGATTATTATATCTATGTTGTCTTATGATACTTCAGGAAAATTAACAAGTATTGTGTCAAATACTTTGAAACAAAATGTTGCGAATTATTTGTCAAATTACAGGATGATGAACGACTACATCCAAGTAACAACTGCTGAGGTTATTGACTTAGGTATTGATATTTCTGTTGTGTTGGATGCGACACAAAACTCAGGACAAATCATTAGTGATATTGTTAATAAAATCTCAACGTACTTTGACCCCCAATTTAGACAGTTAGGTCAAAACGTTTATTTGTCTGAACTTAGAAGTATTGTACAGAATCAAAATGGTGTAATAACTGTTGCAGATATTGTGATTGATAACAAGGTGGGGGGACAATACTCTTCAGCGGAAACTTCAATGCAATATTCAGACCCTGAACTTAAAATTATTCGTCCTGTTGATGATACTTTGTTTGCACAACCAAACCAAGTGTATCAAGTTAGATACCCTCAGAAGGATATTAAGGTTAGAGTTAGAAACTTCCAAAATGTTTCTTTTTCATAACATCTTTATTTAATTAGACCCTAAGGTATATTTTTAGATTAAGTGGGTTTTTTCTTGGAAAAAAATCCAAATAACTATTTATCATAAAAACCTTAGATGGGAAAATCATATAGGATAAGAACGGACGTTGGTGTAGACAAGAACATTTCATTTCAACTTGAACAGGATTTTGAGTTTTTAGAAATCCTTTCATTACAAATTTCACAGAATGATGTTTACACACGAAACTGTGCCGATTACGGTGTAGTTGTTGGTCGTGTGATTGCCAATGGTGGATTGGGAATACCAAATGTTAAAGTTTCAATATTTGTCCCAATTACGGAAACAGACGCAATAAATGAAGAGATTGTTGCTGTCTATCCATATACACAACCAAACGATAGAGACACCAATGGTATAAGATTTAATTTATTACCAAGTGTTCCTTCATACACAAAACATGCCGTGGTTGGAACTTTTCCAACAAGAGAAGAGGTTTTAAAAGACCCAACATTGGTTAGTGTATATGACAGGTATTACAAATACACTGTTAAGACTAACGAGAGTGGTGACTACATGATTTTTGGTGTACCACTTGGACAACAAACCATTGTAATGGACTTGGACTTGAGTGATATTGGTGAGTTCTCACTAACACCTCAAGACTTGATTAGAATGGGTAGGGCGACGGAAGCACAAGTTGCTGGTGATAGGTTTAACACATCTACAAACCTTGAGAGTCTACCACAGATTGTTTCATTAACAAAGACCTTTGAAGTCAATCCATTTTGGGGGGACCCAAGTTTATGTCAAGCCGAGGTTAATCGTGTGGATTTTGATTTACGTGAAGAAGCCAATATTGATATTGAACCAACGGCAATTTTCATGGGTTCAATGTTTTCAAGTCCTGATGAGTATAGAATCGGGGCACCATCTAGTAGAACTGATGGACCTCCAAGTGTATTAGGTAGAGGTTGTAAGCCAAAAGATAACACGGGTAGTTTATGTACAAACATTGCAGGTCCCGGTCAAATTCTTGCCGTTAGACAAACAATTAATCAAGACAGTGAGGGTAGACCAATTCTTGAGGAATATAGAATAGAAAACTCGGGAAATGTTATTGATGGTGATGGTACGTGGGTTGTGGAAGTCCCAATGAATTTGGATTACATCACAACATCTGAAGATGGTACACGAATCTTTTCTAATGACCCATCAGTAGGTATTCCAACAAAGGGTAAGTACAGATTCAAAATTAAATGGCAACAATCACCAAACTCTACAGAACAAATTAGAAGACCATATTACTTGGTTCCAAACATTAGAGAATATGGTTGGCAGATATCAACAATTGACCCAATTTACAATTCAAATCCTTTATTATTTAAAGACTTAAAAAGTTCATATTATTTTGGTGTTGATTGGTCAGGATATACCGATGCCAGTACAACAAGTATTGAAAATGAAAAACTATACAACGCTATTAATTGTATTGATACTTTCTACGAACTTGAATACAACAAGGTATTCACAGTTTCAAGTTTAATTGACCAATACAAACGAGGTGATGGTAGAAGTAAGTTTATTGGTGTAAAAGATATTGATGATAACGGATGTATTAATGTTAATAACAAGTTCCCTGTAAACGACGCGGTCAAGAACTTTGATGTATTGTATTTCTTATTCTCAATAATATTCCAACTATTCCAATTAGTATTTCCACCATTACTTGTTATTTACCACATCATAGCATTCTTGTGGAATACTCTTGCGGTTCCAATCACAGTTGCGTTTATTGGATTGTTATCGTTTTTATCTTATGCATTCTTTGTTGCGGCATTTATATTCCCACCACCATCTTTGATATTCTTAGGATTAGGTGCATTGGCAGCTTCATTGGCTATTACATTTACGGTTAAGTTTAGAAGTATTACAAGATTTAGATTTGGGGCATTTAATTTACCGATGTTAACATACCCTGAGTGTCAAGGTTGTGATTGTAAACCAGGGGATACGATTGCTGGTGATTCTGAAGGTGGAGGTACTTCACTATTATCACCATTGGCAAATCCTGCACTTTATTATGAAAACATTTCCGAAGGGTACCTCAAGTTTTTAAATGTTGAAGGTGGGGATGAAGATGGTCAACCATCTGAAGATAATAGAGCAGTACAATCATTGGCGCTATCTGAGGCTGTTGGTTCAAGAATTGTCAGGTCTCAAAAATTGGGACAGTATAAATCTACCGAATCAACAGAATTAAGATTACCTGACGCTAAAAATGATAAGTATTTTGCTTATGGTACATCATTACCAATGGCTCAGAGAGTTAACCAATTTAATAGTAGAAAGAAATACTTTGATGGTCTCAATAGAATTTCTGTAAGTTTTGATAACCCATCTAACGCCACGGTTAAACACTATGATAACACTCTAACAGTATTATCACAATCACCATTTGAGGCGGGTACTCTATTATCTTTTGTTAATCCTGAAAATAGTACGGACAAGAACTATACGTTTAGTTCCAATACACAATCTGAAACGGGTATTAGTGGTACTACATTACAACCAGGTGTTGGTTCAATTACTATCAAATACGCAACTTCACAGACAACAGAATCAACTCAGATATATCAATTAAGTTCGGGGTCAACTCAAAACAACTATAATTTCCCTGCGGACATTGAATATTACCAAGTGGTTACCGCAATTACCGTTAGTGCTGCGTTTAATCTTATTGCACAACCAGGGTGTTCATCTTGTAGAAAGTATGTTGTAAAATGTGACGACTCAACTATTGGTCAATTATTTGCATATTTCTCATATCAAGCTTGTAATGGAACTACACAATATGTTAACCTAACTAACGTATATGATACAACCGCTCAAGAATGGGTTGGTGAGACCATGGAGGTTTGTGCTTGTGCATTACCAACATTAGATTCCGGTGATGGAACTGTATCATTTGTTGGAGCAACATGTCAATTACAACCAACATATAATTCATTCCTTAAATTATTAAATTCAAGTGTTTCGGTTAGTTATGCAAGAAAACAAGGACTTACATGGGATTTGTACGGTACATCATACCAACCAAGAACAACATATGAAGGTTTTGAAAATCAGTACATATTAATATTACAAAGAGGTGTTGACCCATATTCACCACTTTATCAAAACAAATATGGTATTGGAAAAATATTAGGATTTGCAAGTGAGGATGATGTGACGGTTACTATTAATTCAAGAATTAATGTACCGATACAAAAACTTCCATCAGGAGGAATGTCAGTCCAAGACCACACTATTCAATCAAATTATTTTTACCCAAGTAAATTTTTTGAACCTGGAACAACTTACTCAGCATTTACTACTTCTAATGTTGGTTATTACAGTGGTTTAGATTCTAACACTAATTGGCAGAATTTTGAAAATAGTGGTAACAGAACATTACAGAGTTATGGTGTTAACAAATATTTTAACTACCCAAGTAATAGTAGTGTAACACTTACCACATCTAAAAATGTTAATGGATTTTTTGATTCTCAAATAGATGATGGTAAATATGATTCATTAGAAGATGTATCAGGTTTGGATTTTTATTGGTTGGATGTTCAAGGTGGTACTTTTGGACAATCAGGAAGAAAGCCAAGTTTAGTGGAAAGTAATTACGTTTCGGTTTCATTATTACCACAATTCCAAACAACACCACTGAACATATCTGATAAGACTTTAAATGTTATGAGAACGGATAGACTTCCGTCTTCTGACTTTTTAGAAGGTACTAAGTGGAATGGTATTGTACCTGTATTACAACAAAATTTAGGATTTACGATATATGAGATAACTACCCAATACCAAGAAGATTTCTCAACAATTGCGTATGGAACTGGTTCTGATATTGTAACATCTGATACAAGTGACATACCGGGTAATTTAAATGTCTTAGAAACATTCTCATGTTCAAACATGGTTAGTATTGATTGTTACAGTGGTGATGGAAAAACATTTGGAGTAAAAACGGATTGTCAAAACAATGATATTGTTTACAACGGATGTTATAGATTCATGACAAAACCATTGGTTGGTTTAGCAAAGGATTTACAGGGTTTTGGTGAATACGGTATTAGATATAGATTCTTTTATGCTTTGTGTAGGGGAGTGGTTTCACAAACGTTTACTAACAATTGGATAAATGGAACTATGTACACACCACCTATCCAAGTTAGGTCAATTTATGACGGTAACAACGAGGTTAAAAAGACAATCTATTGTAAGGAGTTTGTTTTCTTTAATGATGATAGTAACAACTATTATATGAGAAGTAGTCCTTATAATCCAAATAGTAGTAAAGGTTTTATAGGTAAAAGACAAACACCTAATGCGGGTAAAATAAACGATTTGAATTTGTTATTTCCAACAACAATTATGAATTTGGGACCTAAGAGTGATATCTATTCTGAAATTTCTTTAGACCCAACTTATAAAGGATTTGTTATGAATAAACTAAATCCTAGTAGTTATGGGGACACGTCAGATATCTTAACGTTCTTTGTTATTTCAAGAATTACAAATAATTTATTTATACAATTATTATCACAAAGAACCTCAGGAATTGGTGCGATAAGTGTCTTCACCAATAATAATATTATTAACATTCTTTTCTCAAGAGAGGAAAGAAGAATTGATGGTGACGCTGCTCAATTATTATCAATTAATTCAGAACAAGGTGTCATTAAGTTTTCTGCGGATGCTTATGAATCTTATGGTGGTACAGATGACCCGGTTCAGTTACTTGGTAACAATGTTAGTGGACCTGTTATGGGTATATTCTTCTCATCAACAACTGAAGACTTACAAGTTAAAGACTACTTAACACCTGGTAAGATTGATTTTAGACCATCACCAGCAAGTTCAGCAATTCAATATTCATATGGTATTAAATCACAAGAAGTACCATTTTATCAATGGGAGTTAAATCCGCCAAGAAAACCATTGGTTACGTATCTATTCCCAAGATTAGTTAACCCTACTATTTTTGGTAGTGAAGAAAATAATTGGGCAACAGAAACAAATGATATTTTCTCCAAAAAATATCAATCTTTGGATAGAACTAACGTTGTTTCACCAACATACTTTATTGGTTCAAATACACAAGGAGATGATAGAAGAGCTCGTGGATATATTTACATGGAAGACAACCAAGGTGTAATTACACCTAACGTTGGTAATTGGAAAAATAAATTTTTAGTTGGTGCCCCATACCATTTCTACTTTGGATTAAAAACAGGATTAACGGCACTTGATAAATTTAAACAAAAGTATTTAAGTGATGAGTGATTATACAATAATACCTTCAAGACTGGCGTTTAAATCTGCACCATCAATTGACCAACAAATTAATGTTGGGTTAAATCAGACTCAAGAAGAGTTAACTCAGTTTGTTAGAAATACGTCTCTTAACTTGGCACAATTGTATGACGATGAACGTCAGACTTGTGAAGTTTTCAGACCAACTTTTAAATTACAATATTTGTATGACAATACCTTAACAGGTACAACAGAATACATCCCGTTCTTGAATAACTTGTATTATGTAAATCCTGAACAATCATCGGTTAGTTCTATTTGGAGAGGGTATCCACAATATTATGAGTTTGATTTTTTTAGACCTAGTATTACTGATTATCATTTTGATTATTCTCCTGAAAGTGCCTACACATATAACTGGTCTTATTACCTTACATATCCTGCGGTAAATGATGGTGCTGTCGTAATGCAGGCAACCTATTCAGGTCAGACAATACAATGGAGTGCTGAGGATGGAATACCGTTTATCTTATCAAGTTCAAGTCAAGGTGGGTTTAATATACTAACTTTTCAATGTTTAATGTCTCATGGATTATCACCTTTTGAATCTGTTGAGTTATCATTTGATTATGACGGTGATACTATATTTGAAGTGTTATCATTAGGTAACGACAGATATGGTAGTTCTGATTTTGTTTTTAATATTATAAATCCTGGTTATACCGGTAATACATTTTTTAATGGTAGGATGGGTACATTCAAAAGAATTTCCAATCCATCCAACTTAGAAACTAGGTCAAAGTATTATGTTAGAAAAAACAGAATTTTATTTAATGAAAATGATGTTGATGTAACAAAAACAGGTTTTGAATTAAACCCGTTTAACAATGAAAAGAAATTAGAATTTAGTTCAATTACACCAAATAATTTAACGAGAATATCAACTAAAACATCGTCAAACACTTATGACGTTACATTAAAAAAAGATTTAATCTTAAGTGGTGTAACAGATAATAGAAATCGTCCTGTTGGTGAAATATTCTTATCTGTCGTTAATAAAGGTTATAGTGGATATTTCAATAAATCATTTAATGGTGTTGGATTAAAAAAAGGTTGGGGTTTTAATCTAACTAAAGAAAGTAGTTCTTGGTGGTCTGATAACAATCAATATTCGTTCACTAATATTCCTGTTAATAGTTACACTAAAACAAGTGGGGTAACTGAGACCTTTTATTATAATCGTGTGTTAAGTGCTGGTGATTTATTAGAGGGTGATTTTTGTGAATGGAATGACTACGAACAAGTTGAAAGAGTGATATCACCTTTAATCCATAAGATTAAATTCAACCAAGACATTTTTAAAACAGAATCAACACCAACTCCAAACGCTTTGGGTTATTACTATGTACCACATATTCCATTAACGATTAGAGTATTTTCAGATTATGTTGAAACTGCACCTGCCGCCAATTCTGAAAACATTCCGGGGTATTCATTTTATTCTGAAATAGATGAAGAGTTTAGATGGAGAGAACCTTATTTATATGGTGAATTTGATAATTTAGATAGGGGTGTTAACTATCCTTATTTGAATCGTTCTCATTACCCATACCGAGACTATGTATTTAGATTAATACCTGAAGGTTCTAATTATCAAGATATCCTTGGAGGATTAAACATTTCAACACAACCGGCAATAGATGACTGTGAATAAAGTTCAAATAACAAGATTGGGTTTACAGGACAAAGGTCTTGTAATACCTGTGCAATTTAATTGGAGTTTGTTGGATACGGAAAACGAAATTCGTGAGATTGAAGCGGAAATAATGTCTGAAGTTGCTGGTAAAGGTTTTGACTTTGAAACCATTAGATTTTCACACTCAGGTTACACATCAACAGATGTGAATGATTTAAAAGTAAGGACTGACGTTAATTATGAATTTTATTTTTACTCAGGTGGTAATTTAACATCAGAAACTGAGTGGACAATGGACTATAGAAATGAGGGATTTACAACTGATGAAGTGTATTACTTCCGTAATAATTTTAAGAAAAGTTTCTTCAAGTTGGATTTTTATGATTCACCATCAGAAGCCACACAAAAAAATTATTTAACTATTATATTACCAACCACTCAAGGTTTAAAGATGCCGGCAAGTATGCAAGGTGCTTTGGTGGATATTAACAAACCGAAGTATAATTTAGATTTTGTTGGAGATACAAATGGTTTCTTTATTTATTGGTTGTATTCAAGAGAATACATAGATGTTAATAGATTTTATATGTCTTGTAAGTTTTGGAACGCTAAAACCGGTACATTTACAAGAATGATTAATAGACCTCAATCAATCCAAGCGTCTAATTCATATTCTCCGAACAATTTATTTAATTTTTATTATCAGGTTAATTTAAATTATCCGTCACAGAAATATAATGTTTATGATACAATAACATTCAATAGGGTTGGTACTACTGAACCCATAAAATGGTATGAATATGTTAACCCATAATGGTAGATTATAAGTTTCAAATATCACCCGAATTTATTACGTCTGACTTAGTAACAGGATTTACATCTTACGTAAAAGGTAACGATATTTTAGTTGCGGAGGTTGGGGTGTATTCATCCATGACTCAAGTTGTTAGTGGAGGTACAAATGGCGCGTCAATACTTACAGGACTTACGGTTCCAATTATGTTAACTCAGACAACCATTGATATGGGTTATTACACACCTTTTGATGGTATTGCGGAACAGGCGGATGTTGTAACTAACTTTATCTTTACATCTTCAACAATAACACCGTACACTTACACGGTTTATAATAGTTCACAAAAGAGTAAATCATTTTTAGAATTTTCATCTTATAAGATAAATTGGGGTGATAACACACCTGATGAAATCTTTAGTGGGGAAACAATTTCACATACATATCCTATTGGTGTTAGTGGTTATACAATAACAATGAAACAGACAACACCTTTTGGTGTTAATTTAGTTTCAAAAGAAGTACAAATACCATTTAAAAATGCTGTAATCTATAACCCAAAAGGTAGAGCGTTCTTCCAAGCACTTGGAGGTAGTTGGTCAGGAACACCTATAAGTTACGATTACATATATCCTTATGATGCTGACAACACGGTTGCCCAACAAGTATCATCAGGATACACTACAGTACCGTTTGTTGTCTCAGGATACTCTACTTCAAGATTAACTGAATTAAAACAATATGGTGTCAATCCTTATATTGTTGGAGTACCTGTTATTCAAGGTGGACAAATTGTGGGTGTTGTTAATGATATCGGATTGTCATATACCGCCTATACAATTCAAAATGTTGACTTCTACGATTATGTTGATGGTTCCACAATATACTTTGAAAATAGTAGTGGTTTAACTGAAAATATGATTGAAGCGGTACCAATAACAAAAGAACCAATTTTGATGGGGGTTATTGACCAACCACAAATAACTTCAGATGTGTTTGTTGAACGTGGTAAAAATACTGCGTATGAACAGATAAGAAGGTTGGGTGATGTTAAAACTATGTCCGAAATGGAGAATTACGGATATGGATATTTTCTTATAGAAAAAAAGGGATAAACTATTTATTAAAATAAAGAACTAAAATGGCAGTTGGAACATATGGAACAATAAGACCGGCGGATGTATCTCCCGAAGATGTTGAGATTATTCTTAACTACACACCTTCAAGAGACCAAACTACGGATTTTGTGTTAAAAACTTTGGATGCACCTTCAGTACTGCGTCCGTACTTCAATAATACAAATACAGGTGGGAACGCTGGTATTGAGGTACTTGGAGGATTATACAATTTAACATTACCTGCCGAAGAATTTAATCAGATTGGGATTTATACCTTAATGATTAGACCGGCACAAATTAGAACAACAATTACAGATTGTGGTGTGTTAAGTGCGTTACCTAACGTAAAAGGTATTGTTGTTGATTTATCAAATGTTCCTGAACAATTTAGAAATAAATTTGTGCCACAAGGATTAGTTGGATTTAGAATTGAATATTTAAATTCTGATGGTTCAAAAATTCCAAACTTTTTTAGAATTGTAACATCTTCATTTTATTGTGAGCCGGTTGTGGTTAACCAAGTTAACACCACACAAAAAGCGGTTAGATATCGTTATGTTGACGGAGTGTCAAATTTGATGTTCCTTACAGTTTCACCATCATCGTCCCCAACAAACAAACCAAACGCAACTCCGTTTATTGGACAACCGGCACAAAACATTATTATCACAAATACATTCTTCAATCCAATAACAATTGAAGTTGATATTGTTGAATACGACACATCATCTCTTGCAATTGCATTGTTTGGTAACCAAACTAAGAGTGTTGATGACGGTGTATACACAATGTACGACACTCAAAATAATATTTACAAACAATACAATCTATACGAAATCCGTGACCAATTTAATGAACTTCTTTATGAAGTTCGTCAGGACAGAGGTGGTAATATTGATTATACTAAAAACTTCACGACCATAACACAATAATGGCTATCAACTCAACAAAGTTTTTTTACCCCCCAACACCAGGTAGTGGTTTAGGAACCTTTGACAACATTGTAGGTTTTCAAGTTGTTGAGGGTGGAGGGTTAACTAATGCTGTTTTTGATTTTACAACTTCTGTTACTGAAAAAGTTAACAGAACTTTTTCTATTGGTACATTTTCAGAACCAATTAGTTTAGAAGATTTAGATGTTAGTTCTGTTGACCAAAGTAGAAGAATTTTACAATCACAATTTAGGGTTTATCCAAACTATGATGTATCACAAGTTTTAAACTTTTCATTGTATGGTTCGTTAGCGAAAAGATTTAGTGTTTCAATTAATAAAATTATTAATTATTTCCCTGCTGGTTTGGATATTAGAAGAACTATGTCCAACTATACAACAGGTCAAACTGCGACAAACATTGTATATGACTCTGTAGAGGATGAAACAACTTTTGACGTTAACGTCTCAAGAGTATACAATCCATTCCAAATTGAATTCTCGGTTAGTGCTACAACTAACATGATGTTTAGAGAGATTGTAACTTCTGAGTATAGGGATTTAACTAAAACTTATTTGGATTATGCCTTATCTTACTTGGGGGTTGAATATAGAGTTGTTGGTTTTACACCATCACAAACTTTGGATGTTGGGACTCTAACTTTTATTGTTCAAGGTAATCCGTTTAGTGGAAACTCAACAACATTAGACAATTTTATTGTTAGACCAAATGATTATATTGTTGATAAGGTTTTAGCTGAAGATTTTGATGAGGTTGAAAAGTTTTTATTAAATCGTCAAATTTCTCCTGAATACACAGCAAACTTTCAAGTTCCTTTACAAAATGATGCTGGACAATTCTACACAGGATATGTTCAAGTTACTTGGCCAAAAGATGGTGTTTGGAATTTAGATATCATATCAGGTAGATTTGACAACTACCTAACCAAACTTGCTGACACTGCTGAAAGTTTAGACACTTATAAAACAAATCTTGTATCAAGATTTTTGGTGACAGATTCAATTAAAGAATTTGATACTATTGACCACAGAGTTGAAAAGGTTCTTCAGATATATGGTAGAAGTTTTGACCAAATAAAACAATTCATTGATTCATTAGCTTGGATGAATAGTGTGGACTATGTTCCTGGTAATGATATTCCGTCACAACTTTTATTTAATTTGTCCCAAACATTGGGGTGGACAAATAATTTCTCACCGATTACGAATGAGAACTTCTTGGATAGTGTTTTTGGGACAACAACATCTGAATATCCTGGTTATGCTAGGTCACAAACGCCAACTGAACTAAACTATCAGTTTTATAGAAATTTAATTCTTAACTCCGCTTACTTGTTTAAGAGTAAAGGAACTAGAAGGTCTGTTGAATTCTTATTAAGATTAATCGGAGCACCTGATGCTTTGATTGATTATAACGAATTTATTTATTTGGCGGACCAAAGAATTAATATGGAGAATTTCAACACTCAATGGGCTAGTCTTTCAGGAGGAACCTACGCAACTGAAACTCCGACATTAAATGGTGCAGTTACCTATTCAATTAGAGGACAACAGTTTACCGCATATACAACAACATCCGACTTCCAATCGGTTAATATCAGACGTACCGATTATCCTGTTGATGAAATTGGTTTACCAAAGTCACCGGCAACAACGGGTTCAAATGGTGTGTTCTTCCAAGAAGGTGCTGGTTGGTATCAATCAACACCACAACACAGAAGTCCTGACCAATTTGTCCCAACATACCAAACATACACCGGACAAAACTTAGATAACCAAGTTTCATTAGAACCGTTCACTTATGGTGGAATCTATCTTCAAAGATATTCTGATTTCCCATATATGATGGACGGATATAAATTAAGAAGAGTTCCTGATAACCAAAAGTCATGGGTTGCAACTGACGATAAGTTAAGAGTATCTACCGAGGGAGGATACAATGCCTATTATTTCACCGATAATGAAAGTTTGGTATTAAACGTTAAGAACGTTGACATTTTCTTGAATGTCGGACAAGGACTTGCATATGATGTTTGGGACCAGTCAAGAAATTATAACTACCCAATTCCTGAATCAGGATATACTGCGAACTTCCCAACACCGGGAGGTATTGATGATACGGTTATTGACCCTGAACCTCAGAAAAAAACATTCTTTGAATTCTACCAAACTTTTTGGCAGAACATGATTAACACTCGTAACCGTTTGTACATTACTGATGGTAAAACCGGTGGATATCCAACACTTCAAAGTGTGTTTTGGAAATACATTCAATCTGAACAAACAGTTGGTTTACCAAATAACAAATACACATATCAAAAGTTAATTGAATATGTTGATGCGTTGGGTCCATTTTGGATGAAACTCATTGAACAGATGGTTCCTGCAACAACATTATGGATGACAGGGGTTAGATTGGAAAACTCAATATTCCACAAACAAAAGTTTGTATACCGTAGACAAAGAGGATGTCAGATTGTACCAGTTCCTGCGGAACCATGTTTTATCATTTCAAATATATTTGATTATGATTGTAACACAAGTTATACGGAGTTCTTTATTTATCCTTGGATGAACGGTGATACCACGGTTTCAAACTTCACAGGTATTTTAGCCAACCGAGTTAATAATTTTTACACTCAAAATGATTTAAATGCTGAGGTATGTTCTCAGAATTCTGTTAACTCTCAATGGTATTTAACATTAACAATTGGTAACCAAACAATTATAAATGAATTCTTTTATAGTGGTTATGGAATCAGTGACGCACCATCAGATTACTTATGGAGAACAACTTTGATAAATAATTTATACAAAGTTTATCAGTATGGGTATACTTACACATTGAATGGTAATAAATTAACTATAACAAACCTGAGGTCGGTTAGTGAGAATACTTTAGAACAAGTTCAACTTTCCGTAGGTATAAATTTAAGTGTGAATTGTTTTGAATAATGGCTTGTAGTAATTATCTCTATCTTAGATGTTGTAGTAACTCTTCGGTTGTTATACAACCATGTACACCAACGGTTAATGGTACTTCAAATAGTACATTTACTGCTGGTCAAACTTATACCACCACTGACGGTACCTATGGTACATTGTGTTGGGAGGCTTTTACAACTCACAGTGGTGCCGTGTATGGTTATACACTATCAAATAGTTTTACGAGTTATTCTGGTGGATTAGGTACTGATTGTAATGCTTGTGAATATGAACATGGTGCGGGTTGTTTTATACCACCAGCAACTTGAATATAGTGCTTCTTACGATAACTGTACTCAGTGTGAGAATAACTACCCATGTCCAACTTACGCAAACAAATACTTTGTAAGTTGTTGTTTTGGACTATCTGACCCTGACCCCGTTTATAAAACATTTGAGATTAATACTGCAGCATTCCAACTTGCAATATCATCGGTAATTTATAGTGGAGATGGTTTGTGTTATGCTTACATAGGAACGGATTCTTTCGATACACCGGCACAAACATTCGTAGTTCCGTTTACAAATGATACATCACAAGGTGCCTGTGGGGCGTGTACTGATTCTAATTTAACGGATTGTGTTTATACTTTTACAGACTGTTGTGACAATTCAACATTTAGTTTCAGACGAGGTGATGTTGAAATGTCAAATGACTATGTTGATGGTAATGTTTATTACATCAATTATGCCGGAACTTTAGGTACTTATACAGGTTGTGCAACTGCAACTGATGGATTTACCGGTGATACAGTATACATTGATACGGCTCCGGCATTTTCATATGTGCAAACTGCGGGATGTGATGATTCGGGTTACTGCCCATCTTGCCCAAGTCCTTCACCTACACCAACCCCCACCGTAACTCCGACTCCTACAGTAACACCAACAATCACACCAACCCCCACTGTAACTCCATCTGTATCGTCTTCATCACCCCCATTTGGTAACGGTGGTGTGTTTGATTATTTCTTAAATGTAACGGGGGCTTGTGAGACTGGTTTAGGTGCGGTATTGATTGATGCCAGTGGTGGAATACCACCATACACTTTTGATTGGTTCGACCCTGAGTTAGGGTTGGGTAATTACAAAACGGGTTTACCTGCAGGGGTTTACAATGTAAGAGCTAATGACTCTACTGTTCCAATTAATAATGAGTTTTACATTAACATAACCGTATCGGGATGTTTGTGTCTTAGAATATTGGGTGTAAGTCCGACAACCTGTGGATTGGACAATGGTTCTGTTACTGCAACTTCTGACTCATCATTCTCTGTTGTAACATACACTTTATATGATTTGGATGACCAAATCATTGACCGAGTTGATACCAACACAGGACAGGCTATTTTCACATCCATGTCTGCGGGAACATATTATGTTGTTGCAACTGATGGTGGGGGAGGAATAGGAACAAGTCAAACGTTTATTGTTGAGGATTCTTCATCGTTAGATTTTGGTTTGTATATTGTTCCAAACGCTTCTTGTGGAACGGGTAACATAGGAAAACTATATGTTACGGGACAAACGGGTACACCACCTTTCACGTATTTGTGGAGTAATGGAAGTTTGGAATCAAGTATAACAGGTTTAACTGCTGGTGTATATTCGGTTGAGGTTACGGATTTCTACGGATGTAAGAAAACTGAAACCGCCGAGATTGTTAATTTGGAACCTGTTGGATTGGGGGAGATAACAGCTGTTAATCCTACATGTTTTAACAACAACGGAAGTCTAACATTTTTAATCACGGGTGGAACGGTTCCGTATTATTATTCTGCATCTACAGGAACGGTTGAGATAAGTTATTCTGATACATTCACATTATCTAATTTAAGTAACGGACAGTATCAGATTCAAGTAACCGATGCTGCTCTTTGTAAGTTTGTTGCCTCAACAACTATTAACAGTTCATATGGAATAACCTCTGTTAATGTAACAACACAAAATTCTTATTGTTCTGTCAATGACGGACAAATAACAATTAATATTGTTGGGGGTGTTTCACCTTACACAATTACTTTGGTCGACTCTGACGGTAATAGTGATATTGTCACAGGTAATCAAACACAAGAAGTGTTCTCAAATCTTTCAGGTGGAAACTACACCGTATTTGTTGAAGACAATGGTGGATGTTTGTATACACAAGAAGTTACCATCTTAACTGACAATAAGTTTGACTTTACAGTGGGGGTTACAGACTCAACTTGTAATAATCCTTATGGACAAGTTGATGTTGCTGTTGGTAGTGGTTTTGAGTTACCATTAACATATTCTATTGATGGTATTGAAAATATCGTCGACAGTAATTTAGATGTGGTAACATTTAATAATGTTTCTGTGGGACAACACACTATGACTGTCACAGATGGTAGTGGGTGTTCTATTACTAAAGCGTTTAGTGTTGGTTCTACACCACCTGTTGAATTCTCTTTGTATTCAACTTCTTGTGGTACGGGAAGTCAGGGTACAATCACAGCCTTTATTTCATCGGGGGTTCCTCCGTTTAATTTTTATTGGTCTGACAACGTCTCAGGTAATCCACAAGATATTAACGTAAATGGTTTGAGTGGTGGGACATATACATTAATTGTTGAAGATTCTAATGGTTGTTCATTGGCTCGTGAGGCAACAATCGATTGTGACAAGGTTTATGTCTCTGTCCAAAGTTATACAATGGGTTCGGATTTGTTCAACATTGTATCCCCAACCAAGTGTGGAATAAATCAGATTCTTGTTGATGGTTTTTATGACTTAACTTCAGGTTATACTGACTGTGTGTTGACCGAGGCGATTTTCACTGCTAAAGTTCAAGTTCAACCACAAAATACTGTTTTAACAAATTCATTCTACACAGGATATACTTTGGTTGATGTACCAAGTGATAACCTTTGGTATAACACGATTGAATCCATGTTGGAAAGTATTTCGGGAATTGTTAGTGTTACTATAAACCCACTTACAAATCAGATTACAATCAAAGCCAATCCTGGCAGTGCAATAACAGAACAAGAAATTATTGTTGAATTATTAATTGTTTACAACATTGAGTGTTTAAATGCGGTTCCACCAACACCAAGTATCTCACCGTCACCAACGGTTACCCCAACATACACTCCGACAAACACGATAACTCCGACTGTAACACCAACAAATAGCGTTACTCCAACAGTAACCCCAACTAACACTGTGACACCATCGGTTACTCCAACTTATACACCAACTAAAACCCCAACCCCAACCGCTACGGTAACTCCAAGTTCAACTGAACCTGTTTCAGAATTTTATGCTTTAGTTGATGGAACATATTGTTGTGGTACTAAACCACCAATCACTAACTTATTGGTTAGAAGATTAAGTTTCCCAATACAGACGGGATTTGTGTATTATGATGGTGAAGGAAATTGTTTTACAATAACATCGTCAACACCAACGGGAAGTGGTCCTGGGTACACGGATATTGGAACAAACTTTGCGAGTTGCACATCATGTAGAAATAATAGTTTTGCCTACACGTTATCAGGAAACTGTTATGGTGGTAGAATGTTGGCGGATAGTGGTTCTGCGGCAACAAACTGTTTCCAAGTACAAAGTGGTTTAGGTTCTGCGACAAGGTATAGAGGAACATATCCGTACAGTTATCTATTCACAGGTCAATGGTCAACTGTTGATTTGTATATTGTTGATACAACAACGGATTGTTTACTGATTTCTAAACCAATATCTGACGGATGTCAATATTGGGAAACAGATAGTAATGGTAAGGTAATTGCAGGTTATCCACAAGTTGGATTTGATTGTGGTGGTGCTGGTCCATGTTGTCCAGGATAATTAATTTTTTGATATTTATTGTCGAAATATGAATCAAATTAGAATAGAAGCGGTTTCAGGAGCAGTTCCTATTTCTGTTTACGTTGCTGACGTTTACGGCAATAATCAATCGCTTTTAGGGACAATTACAAACACGGGTGTAATTCCTCCTGCTGAAAGATTTTATCCACCAAGTTTATTTAATACCGCACCCGCTGTAATGGTTATTATGGTTGATAATGATGGGTGTGAAAAATTTCAAATATTAGACTGTACATTCGGTTGTGGATTTGATATTTCGGTTCAATTGGCAAATTGTGTTGTCAATATTATTGTCACAGAAGACGATTGTTTATACGAAGTTATAATTACGGAAGAACCGTAACAAACAATTCATTTTTTTTATTACAAATCTTATTTATTAAGATAACATATTTTATTCAACGAAAGTTGAATACCTATGTATTTATAATCAAAAGTCATGTCGTTAGAAACAATTCTCGTAGTTAACCGTGCCTCAGGCTGTGATACCGTTGTTGAACAACAGGTTACGGTAACTGGATACCAATGTTTTTTAGTAAGAATACCACCTCAGAGTAATGCATTAGGACCTTTTGATGTTTATACAGGTTCTACAGGAACGACTGCCGTTTACACATCTCAAACAAGAGAAGAAATGATTGCGGGAGTTACTATTTGTTTTGGTACTATTCCACCATCACCATCAGTAACTCCAAGTGCAACACCAACACCAACACCTTCAGTAACTCCTACATTTACACCAACACCTTCGGTTACACCTACTTATACACCAACAGCCACAATTACGCCTTCACCAACCGCAACACCAGGTTCCTCTGCAACTCCAACCACAACACCAACACCAACAGTTACACCTTCTTCAACAGGTTCGCTATATTCTGGTTACTTATTACCTGAACCTCAAGATGGAACATCGGCACTTGCTTTAGGTCAATATATGATTAATGCGGGTGCGGGAGCGTTCTTTGGATACTTTAATAGTGGAATTCCAGGAACAACAAGTTTTGCTTCCGATATGAACCTATATGTTCAATACTCAGGGTGGACTGGTTCGAATGGTAATTTCATAACTAATGTTGTTAACTTTAACGGTCCTATCAGACAATCGGCGGGTTCAGGAGTTGATACTTTTGGTTGCCCACAAGACCAATATACTTTTGGTACTGTTGAGGTTGCAACTTCTGAGATTAATCCAAATATAAAATATTTCTATTCTATTTGGATACCTCTTGCGGGTGTTGGAGGTTCAATGTCAAATATGACAGTTAACATAGGTGACGGTACCCCTTGCTCAACAAATATTGGTAATGGTGTGATATCTGACCCATCACTGGCAACAATTAATGTTACTGTCCCAAGTGGATGTGCAATACCTGCTGGTGTTTATAGAGTTCTTTGGATAACAGGAGCGGCAATTATTCCACCATCAATAGGTAGTTTACCTCTTGCTAGTCCACTTTATTTTAAAGGAGATACCCATGCTTAAAAACAATAATATTTATAAGAAAATAAAAAACTAATGTCGTTACCATACAAAAACCCGATTACTGCATCACAGGTTTCGTTACCAAATTCGGTTGATAGAACATCAACGCAGGGTACTCACTTCTCCGTGTTAGGTGTTGGTGGATATATGGAAGTTTATAATCTTTCAGATTTAAACTTCACTATTCCACTTGCAACTGTTGGTCTTGTAGAGTATTCAGGAAATACTATTCCTGTACAACTTAATATTGGAGTTTCACCTCCATCCTTACCAGATTTTATCACATTAAATTCTGACAACATTTCTTCAGGTAGAAGAAGATTGGGAATGATGGTATATGTTCATGAAAATGACACTGTATACCAACTACATATTCCAAATTATGATGCTTTGTGGAATTCTGTTACGGGTTTGACAGGTAGTTCTGCGATAACAGTTTCGGATTATAGTACGGTTGTAAACGGAAGGTCTCAAGAGGGTAGGGATTTTATTGCTGCATGGACAGGGTCTACGGTTGAAGGTATTGGTGGTTACAATAGAGATAATGCAACTTGGAGAAAAGCTCAAGTTGATAGGTTAACTTTAAGTAGTGAAACCGCAACAATAACGGGTACAACATTAATTAATTTTGCTAGTGGTTTTGAGTTAACTGACGAAGGATATGGTGTTGTGACTGTGGATTTTACGGGTACAACTGCCGGTTCAAGTGGTTCATCAGGTACTAGTGGTTCGTCAGGAACTAGTGGTGTAAGTGGTTCATCAGGAACTAGTGGTACATCAGGCTCCTCAGGAACATCAGGTACTAATGGTACATCAGGTTCAAGTGGTACATCAGGACTTGGGTTTAACTGGTTGGGAGGTTGGTCTAATGTAACACCCTATGGTGAAAATGATGTAGTTTCATATAATAATGTTACTTATGTTGCCATAACAAATATATCCTCAGGACAGGCAGCACCTGATTCTAATCCTGATTGGGAGGTGATGGTTGCTGGTGGCTCATCAGGAACTAGCGGTTCATCAGGAACTAGTGGTACAAATGGAACTAATGGTACTTCAGGTTCATCAGGAACCAGCGGTACGAACGGAACAAATGGTACTTCAGGTTCAAGCGGAACTTCAGGTACAAATGGTACTTCAGGTTCAAGTGGAACTTCAGGTATATCTGGAAGTTCAGGAACTAGCGGAACTGATGGTAGTAGTGGTACATCAGGTACTTCAGGTATAAACGGTTCAAGTGGAACTTCAGGTTCATCAGGAACTAGCGGAACATCAGGTTCATCAGGAACTTCAGGTACAAATGGAACTTCGGGCTCATCAGGAACTAGCGGAACTTCAGGCTCAAGTGGAACATCAGGCACAAATGGAACATCGGGTTCTTCAGGAACTTCAGGTACAAATGGAACATCGGGTTCTTCAGGAACTTCAGGTACAAATGGTACTAGCGGTTCATCAGGAACTAGCGGAACTTCGGGTTCGTCAGGAACTAGCGGAACTTCGGGTTCGTCAGGAACTTCGGGTACAAATGGAACTTCGGGTTCGTCAGGAACTTCAGGAACAAATGGAACTTCTGGTTCGTCAGGAACTTCGGGTACAAACGGAACGTCAGGTTCTTCAGGGACTAGTGGTACCTCAGGTTCATCAGGAACTTCTGGTACAAATGGAACGTCAGGTTCATCAGGAACTTCGGGTACAAATGGAACGTCAGGTTCATCAGGAACTAGTGGTACATCAGGCTCCTCAGGAACATCAGGTACTAATGGTACATCAGGCTCAAGTGGTACATCAGGACTTGGGTTTAACTGGTTGGGAGGTTGGACTAATCTAACGGCTTATGGTATTAATGATGTAGTTTCATATAATAATATCACTTATGTTGCTGTAAATAATATATCCTCAGGACAGGCAGCGCCTGATTCTAATCCTGATTGGGAAGTTATGGTTGCTGGAGAGTCTGGTTCTTCAGGAACATCAGGTTCAAGTGGAACATCAGGTACAAACGGAACATCTGGTTCTTCAGGAACTAGCGGAACAAACGGAACTTCAGGTTCATCAGGAACTAGTGGTGTGTCAGGTTCTTCAGGAACTAGTGGTACATCAGGTTCTTCAGGAACTAGCGGTACTAACGGAACATCAGGTTCTTCAGGAACTAGCGGTACTAACGGAACATCAGGTTCAAGTGGAACATCAGGTACTAACGGAACATCAGGTTCAAGTGGTTCTTCAGGTTCATCAGGAACTAGTGGAACATCGGGTACAAACGGAACATCAGGTTCAAGTGGTTCTTCAGGTTCATCAGGAACTAGTGGAACTTCTGGAGTAAGTGGGGTTGATGGTACTTCAGGCACTAGTGGTTCATCAGGAACATCAGGGACTGGAGGAACATCAGGTTCATCGGGAACTAGCGGTACATCAGGTTCTAGTGGAACTAGCGGAACATCAGGTTCATCAGGAACTTCAGG